CGTTGGAGCTCAGCAACGGCTGCTGAATTGCCAGCGGTACCCAATTCCGCCAATTCTCGGGTAGTTTTGTTGATCATAGTCATGGGAATTCTCCTTGGTTGGGAGGTTGAACAAATGCGCACATTGCGCTCCGGAGCTGACCAACTCCGGCTGCCAAGTACTGCCCCCCTCCCCCCTCTGGGGGGACGCACGTGAGGCGCGCACACGCATGCGCGTTGAACAGGACGACTAGAACGGTAAGTCGATGAAATGATTAGCAGAGCTAATCACAGCGCCAGTTGAAACGGCACTTCACAGCAGAGCTGTGAAACGTTTCCCAAGACCGGAGCCAGAAGTACCCCAGAGGGGTACTGAAAGGGCAGCAAAATCAACGACTTACGGTGCCAAGGGCACCCTTCATGCGTTGATCGGTGGTCAAAGCGAAGCTTTGGGGGGCGGCAGGGGTCACCTTGGGTTCGATTTCGCGTGGTGCCATGGGCAGCACTCCGAAATTTCGCAGCAAATTTTGGAAACGTGTGTAACAGAGATGAGACAGTTATATGAGCAGAGTCCGAAAAGACCCTAACCCAACAAAAAGCACTGGCGGACTACCCGCAGTGACCCCAATTCAGGTCGACCGTGTCCGTAGATCGGTGCTCGACATCGTCCGTAAGACGATCCCAGACGTTAGAGAAGTGCTAGACGGCAAGCGAGAGTGGAATGCACAGCAAACTCGCGTCTTTGGCATGCTTCTAAACAAGGTAATGCCCGACCTACACCACTCATTCAACGAGCATACGGTCGAAAACAAGCAAGTAACCGAGCTCTCAATGGAAGAACTCGAAGCAATCGTGGCTAAATCCGAGGAAATCGAAGATGGCGAACTCGTCACAGAAGAAGAAAACGCTCCAAGAGATAACTGACCGCATCCAAATCGCGATGCAGAACAATGTTATGACCGTCCCTGCAGACATGGACGAGCGTTCAGTAGCGGAAGCAGCCGCAAAGCGCCACGTTGGCGGCTACACAATCGATTACGGCAAGCCAGTGAACCGTGCTGCATACACTGTCCTACAGAAACTGACCGTTCCAACGCGCTACACAATGACCAACGACCAGATGACCTACCCTCTACCCAAGCTCCTGCCCGAAAGAGAGAAAGCATTCTGGAACACTGGCGGCTCTGGCTACCTTCTGAACGAAGATGGCACCACCATGGGCATGCTTCACGGCATAACAATCCCTGCAGGCCTCATGTGGGCAGACGCAAACAGCATAGAGAAGGGTCAAGAGACAGGTCACTACCACGAAATCATGAACGCGATTAACTTCATGAACCAGATGCAAGCAGCCTCACCTGAAGGCGCAGAGAAATACGAAACCATGCGCACCTCTGGAGCCAATGGAATAGCTGAATACGTCTCCAACATCGACAACTACCAGTCAAACGCATCCAAATTCGACACCGCACAGCACGAGCTATCGCACAAAGTCACCAACATGGGCGGAAAGATAAGGGACATGGTCAACCGCTCTAGCGCAGATGAAGAAGACTTCATCCGCATGTACGACAAACACTACGGTGGAGACCCACGCACCAGAGAAGAAGCAACCAACTGGATCAATGAGTCCGTCGTAGGCCATGCTAACGAGTTCAACACTGGCTACGGAGACGACCTTAACCAACTATACTCAACAATCGAGAACCTAGTTGGCAAACACCTAGCTAAACAAAAGCAAGGAAAGTAACGTGGAACTATTACGAGACCTTTATCCCGGTGAAGACGACTACTTCAAGAAAAATCCTCACGTCTCTGGCATGGCTACCCAAGACAATAGAGTCATCTTGAACCCCTACTCAAACCTAAGCCAACAAGAACAGCGCTCCGTCTACAATAACGAGGCGATGCGTCTCTACATGCGCAACGAGAACGTTCAGCCAAACTTTGATCTAACCCAACAACAGCAACAACAGTTCGTAGGGACTCCGTACGAAAACAACCCGCTACAATTAAAGCGTTCGATAATCGCCAGAATATTTAGCGGCGACCCATCAGCTAATGCAACAGAAGAGCAACGCGCCAGAGCCCAATCGGTTATTGATGCGTTTCGGAGGTACAACTTCAAATGAGTAAAGTAAGCCAAGTAGAGGCGGCTAAACGACTCCTAACCCTAAAGAAAGCGTCTCAAACATTTAAGGGCTTTGTACGAGCCATGACCCCACAGTTTGAGCTTGCCGACTTCCAACTCGAACTCATCCAAGCACTCGAAGATCTTGAGCAAGGTATAGGCCCACGCAAACTGCTAATAACCATGCCGCCACGTCACGGCAAGTCATGGCTCGCATCAACCCTATTCCCAATCTACTACCTAGCCAAGAAGCCAAACCGCAACATCCTAGCAACGTCATACAACCAAGACCTTGCTAAAACCTTTGGTCGTCAAACCCGTGACAACGCACGCGAACCCCTAGTTGCCCAAGCATTCCCTGACTTCGTTCTGTCGGAAGAGTCACGCGCCGTAGACGACTGGCGCACAACCTACGGTGGCACCTATTACGCAACAGGTATGGGCGGCTCAACCACTGGTCGAGCTGCAACCCTCCTGCTGATCGACGACCCGATCAAAGCCCGTGAAGAAGCAGACTCGCCAACTCAACGTAACAAAACGTGGTCGTACTACGTATCAGCCCTCACAACACGTAAACAGCCAGAGCCAGATGGCACTAAGCCCATCGAAATAGTTATCCTGACCCGTTGGCATCCCGACGACCTAGCCGGTCGCATCATGGAAACCGAAGACTGGAAGAACGGCGAGTGGAAGCACATCAACTTCCCTGCCATCCGAGAAGTAAACGCCAATATTAAAAAGTCCGTAGCAGGTCTGCCAGAAAGCGACCCACGCTACATTCCACAAGGTGAGCTATCTTCCGTAGCTCCAAGCAAGAGGTACTACTATGAAAAAGAAATGCGCGCGCTCTGGGAAGTCCGCTTCCCCATCGAAGAACTCGAAAAAAGGCGCAAGCTCGACCCGCGCGAGTTCGAGTCGCTCTACCAACAGAACCCGTACATACAAGGCGGCAACCTAATCAAATCTTCTTGGTGGCAGACCTATGATCCCGAAGACGTAGAGCCACCACAAATGCTATTGGTTGCAGCCGATACCGCATTTAAGAAAACAGAAACCGCTGACTACTCTGTCCTAATGACCCTTGGCATGACACGCAGTGGCGACATCTACATTATGGATGTCGTTCGTGACCGCTATGACTTCCCTGAACTCAAGCGTGCCTGTATCATGATCAATAACGTCAACCGAGGTCGTGGTCTACGAGGCTTCTACATCGAGGACAAGGCATCAGGCCAATCCTTGATCCAAGAACTCAAATCACAATCTGGCATGTCAGTTATCCCCTACAAGGTAAACACAGACAAAGTGGCGCGCCTCAACAGCGTGACACCACTTATCGAAGGGGGACGAGTATTCCTGCCAAAAAGCGCACCATGGCTAGACATATTCATGGCAGAAGCGGAGACTTTCCCCAATGGTAAGCACGATGACCAAATGGATGCCCTATCAATCGGACTCGACGCAATGTCGAGGATGTCTGTCTCAACGGGCGACGTATTCACTGCTCCCATTGACCCCCGTACGTCACTTAACAATTCCCTTAACGGTCAGGTTCAAAAGAACCAAGGATGGACGAGGGATCACAATGGAAACTGGGTCGACGATATAGGTAAGGAGAAAACTTACACTGTATGGGGCGAGTTATAGGACGACAGTTTGTCCTGATAAGGAAACAATATCACCATGCACTACAAACAGATTACAGAAGACCCGAACCAAGTTGTAGTAGACCTGTCAGATCACGTCGAGCGTCTGATGAATTACGACGACATTTCGGACATGTTGAGCGACGAGCAAGAGAAGAAGCTCGTCGATTACGTTCGTGCCTGTATGAAAATGTCTTACGACCGCATTAGCCGTCGTTACGATCATTGGCGCGATGCAGATAGAGCGCACGATGTATGGGTGCCCGCAGACACCACAAAATTTCGCGAAAAAGCAGTTATCGCCGATACCCGAGCTATAGCCGACACAGTACTAACGTACCAGATGGCAGCACTGGCAGGGCGAAACCCAATGTTTCAGCTCGAGGGCCTAAATAGAAAGTCCCGCAAATCCTCTCTTATCCTCGAGCGCCTTTTACACCAACACATGCGTCGTACAGCAGGCGAAGCTCGCATCGCCCAAATGCTACTCGACGGCATTCGCTACGGCTTTGCCCCAACTAAAATCGTATGGGACGCAAAGAACAACACAAACCAGATCGTTAACTTCGACCCACGTCGCTGCTTTCCTGACCCACGCGTCAACTGGGGTGACTGGGATCGCATGCAGTTCATCGTATTCGCAGACTACGTATCAACAAGCGCCTTAATCAGCTCTGGCTTGTATCCAAAGATTCAAAAGTATGCAGGCTTA